TACCGTGTGATAAAATGATATTATTATTTATATTATCCTTTTCTACATCATTACTATCATCCATTATTTGATACATCATACCAAGATGTAAACCCATATTTTGAAAGTCATCTAAATTATTAATTCCACTATATATCGCCCCCAATATAAAAGCAAAAACAAACAATGAACTGGTTTTATAATAAATAAGATTAGTATTATTGGAAGGAATATCAATATTTAACAATTCACCAATATTATCACGGAAATCCATCATTTGTCCAACCACTAAATTACTCCCAATAAATTCACTCCATTTGTTTATTATTATTTCAATCGATTCAATATTATAATTATTATTTACATTTTTTAATCCATTAAATAAAATTTTAAATGCTTCTGATATACCATACATTGAGACGAGAATGGAATGGCGTTCACCAAAACGTGCAAAGGTAGAAGGCTTCCCACGACGTACCATATCGTTATCCATACAAGGTAAATCATCTAATATTAAACTGATACCGTGAATCAATTCAATAGATGCAATTGGTTGCCAAGGTGATGTATTTCCAGTTAATGTTTCTATAATATGCTTAACAATAAAACCCCGTATACATTTACCATCTTCAAGAGAATATATAATAATATCCCTTAATTTAGAGTTTTGTATAGTATCATAATATTGATTTAATTCGTTAGCAATATATTGCTCAAACATTATTATATATTTATAATTAATATTTAGTTAAGCGATTTCTATTAACTTTATGAATTGTGCACACCAAAAATAAAAATTGATTGGGAGATAAAAATTTAACTAAATTTCTATCAAACCCCAATTAAAGTTTATTTATGTGATGTTCGCGAACATCACATAAATAAAAATTGATAGTGGGATTGGATTTTTTGTAAAAAATCCTATCAATTCCTATTAACTTTATGAAAATATCCTTAAGGATATTTTCATAAAAATTGATTTAAAATAAATTTAAACATAATGTATTGCATATTAAATATGACCAAATATCTAGTAGTTGTTGAATCGCCTAATAAGACCAAGAAAATCGAATCCATTCTTGGGAGTGACTATAAAGTTGTTGCCAGCTTTGGGCACATTATGGATTTAGACCCAAAGTCCTTATCTATTGATGTTGCCAATAATTTTAAACCTAATTATATCGTAACTCCGGATAAAAAGAAAGTTGTATCTAATTTACAATATAATATGAAAGAATGTGATGAGGTTATTATTGCATCTGACTTGGATAGAGAGGGCGAGGCGATTGGTTATAATGTTGCCACTACCTTGGGTGTAAAAAATCCAAAAAGAATTGTTTTTAATTCTATTACCAAGAAAGCCATTATGGATGCAGTTGCAAACCCATCAACCATTAATATGGATATGGTTTATTCACAACAAGCACGGCGTCTTTTGGATAGGTTAATGGGTTATCTTATTTCGCCAGTTTTACAGAAACATCTACAAGGTAAACTATCGGCTGGGCGAGTTCAGTCAGTTGTAGTTAGAATTATTGTGGATATAGAAAATAATATTAATACGGCTATTCAAGAATTAATCGACAAACCATTTTTTAAGAGTGTTTCTACATTTAATCATAATAATACTAAAATAAATGCAACCCTAACACTTAATAATGAAATATATCACGTTAAGGATAAAGAAACAGCCGTAAAAATATTGCAATCCATTAATAGTAATACACAAAGTATTGTTAGTAATGTTAGTGTGAAAGAAACAAAGAAAAACCCACCGCCACCTCATATTACATCAACTTTAATGCAAGAAGCATCAACAATGTATGGGATGAATAGTAAGAGAACAATGGAAGTAGCACAGAAACTATACGAAGGTGGTTATATTACCTATATGAGAACTGATAGCACAGCATTGTCTCAAGAAGCAGTTAATGGGATTGAAAAATATGTAATTCAGAATTATGGGAAAGAATATTATACATTTCGCAGTGGTAATAAGAAAGCAAAAGATAGTAAAGACCATGCACAAGAAGCCCACGAAGCCATTCGCCCTACTCATATTGAAGATAGTAATCTTGATGGGAAAGATAAAGTTAGCGAGGATATGAAAAAACTATATAGTATTATTTGGAAGAGAGCAGTTGCCAGTCTTATGAGTAGCGCAATTATTGATGTTCAGACTGTTGATATCGACATCCAATTTAAAAAGAAATCAATATTACCTGATGGTGCTCTTTATCGAGCTACCTTTGAGGAGATTAAATTTGATGGTTATCTAGCTCTATGTAATGATATCGCAAGCGAAAATGAGTCAGAAAATAAAAAAGGTATGATTGATATTAAGATTAATACTATTGTTGAACATATTGATACGGAGATGAATGAAACCCATAAATCACCGCCACTCCACTATAATGAAGCAGGATTAATTAAATATCTCAAGAAGGAAGGGATTGGACGACCATCAACTTATGCCAGTATTATCAGTAAAGTGATTGAGAGAGAATATGTTGAAATTAAGAATATTGAGGGGATTGCCAAAGATGTTGATAATCTTAGTATCAGTAATAAGAAATATGGGGTTATTAAGGAAAAAAGAAAAACAGTAAAGGTTGGTGCAGAAAAGCAAAAATTGGTTCCGACTGAATTGGGTAAAACTGTGAATACCTTTATGATGACCCATTTTGAACCAGTTATGGGAATTGAATTTACTGCCAATATGGAGAATATGCTCGATATGATTGCTGAGGGGAAAGCCAAGTGGTACAATATATTGAAACAATATTATGATATTTTCAATCCAATTGTTGAAAGATTAAATAAAGAAGCACCACCAAAGGAAATGATGAAGAATGATGATAAATATCTTGGAGACCACGATGGATGCAAAGTATATTTGTCTAAAAATAAATATGGTTGGTGTGTTAAGATGTTGATTTGTGAAGATGGCTCAAGTGGGGAAGAGAGTGAAGATGACGATAAAGAAGTTGAACAAAAAGTGAGTAAATCAAAATGGAAATATGGGAGTATTGGTGATATTAAACCAGATGAAGTAAACATTGATATTGCGATTGAGGCATTTAAATATCCTAAATACTTGGGTAAGATTGGTGCAATGCATACTAATCTATGCAAGGGTAAATTTGGTTTCTATTTCAAGGTTGGAAGTAAGATTGTCGGTATAAAAGACATTGATGATGTAGAAGAAATGACATTAGAATTAGCAAAATCACTTTATACCAAATCAGAGGAAAAGGATCAAAATACCTTTCTTATTGGGAAGAGTAAGGTATATGTTAAAACTGGACCACACGGACCCTATATTATGATACCAAAAGGAACCGGCAAACCGACCTTTATTAGTATTCCCAAAAATATGGACCATACCAAGATGACCGCGATGAAGATAAAGGAATTGATTGATAAGTATAAGGAATATAAGAAGAAGAATTAAATAATAGCGATGCTCACATTTTATAAAAATTGATTTTTTAAATGTCAAAACATTATATTTTTATTTATAATACAAATGTGCTACAAATTTGCCAAGTATATTGATCAGCATACTGAATTGAGTTGTTGTAAAAAAATATGCGGATGGCTTGTATTTACTATAATTGTTGCTGTTACTACGATTGGTGTATTGTCAGCAACAGTTTATAAAGACAAATGGTCTATTGTATGGGTAAATGTTATAGATGCAAAGTGCGAACAAAATTGTGAATTAGAAAGTTGTCCTGTAATATGTGATATGTATGTTTCATATAAGTGCAAAAATAATATAGTGTATATGAATTTTACATCAGATGTGATGGATAGAACATATTCTGCTGGTGATAAACTGAAAATAGACAGAAATAATGATAACTGTCGTTTGGAAACAGATGGGCGAACTCCGCTCGGAAATATATTTTTATATATTTGCATCGGAGGGCTGGGTATTCTATTACTCGGAATATCTGTCGTTGGAAGCATTGCATTTATATATAGTGTTTCATTGGACGGTAAGCCAAACCATTTAAACAATGATGAAACAACACCACTGAAAAATGTAACAGTCATAAATTATCACATCAAAGATGATCATATCGAAATGCCACATATTCATTTTTAATTTTATTACAAATTTTTAAATTCTTCTTTTGTCACATATTTAATATATTGTTTTATCATATTAAATTTTATTTCAGTTATTTTATCTGGTTTTATATTGTGTTTTACAATATATTCAGTTTCATTATATGGATTTTTTTCTGCATCGTCAGTTGTAATTTCGTGTAAATATCCAATTTTATTTAATTTAAACTTTGGTTCATCGCCAGTCCATAAGTCACTACGCAAATATAAAATACCATTAATTACACCCCATCCTTTATTTATACGTTCTTTGTCGCGTGCCATACTATATAACATTGCCTCAATCATATTACTTGTCATATATACACCAGTTTGTGTATTAAAATCATTATCACCCCGCGGTGTTCTAACTTCTAATTCCTCCATATGAAAAGGTGACCCGTGGTATAGTGTTATTCCACCACCTTTTTTCATATTTAAATATTTTATTTTATATTTTAAATATTTACTCTTATAATCCATTAATAAAAAGTATAAAATAAAAATTGATTGATGGTTAGAAAGCCTAAAGGCTTTCTAATCTTCTCAATCATAACTTATTCGCGTAAGAACTCTTATGAATAAAAATTGATAGTGGGATAGGATTTTTTACAAAAATCCTATCATTTCCTATTAACCTTTATCAAATAATCCTTGAGGATTATTTGATAAAAATTGATTGAGGGTTAGAAAGCCTGAAGGCTTTCTAATCTTCTCAATCATAACTTATTCGCGTAAGAGAGATTTTTTGTAAAAATCTCTCTCACGGATAAAAATTGATAGTGGGATAGGATTTTTGTTAAAAATCCTATCATTTCCTATTAACCTTTATCAAATAATCCTTGAGGATTATTTGATAAAAATTGATAATTATTTTATTTAACCACTATACCTATTATTTAATGGATCGTTTCAAATGGTTCAATAAGAGGAATTCTAATTTTATTATGGATGAAATTGATTATTCTGATGATGAGCATACAAAACTATCAGAATGTTTTAATAGTGCAGTTAATCATTCTAAATATGATAAACAAAATTATACACAGATTACACGTGTTTATAATAATAAAACACCACCTCCTAATGAAAAATATATCATTGATATTGCATATAAATATCTCGAAAGCATTGGATTGAAACAAAACAAAAATCATTGCATGGTTGAATATTGGCGTCATCGACTATTTGGCGAGAAGAGAACCCATACATTTGGGACACATTGTCATCGGGATAGTTATGGTCCAATTTTTGCGCCAGTTAATACATGTATATTTTATTTGCGCAAAGACCCAACATTTAGAGGGAGTGAATTGGAAATTTATGGAGTATGCGGAAGACTTGCATCAAAACCACTTCATACAAGTAAAGCAGATAATAAAATATTAATGTTTGAAGGTAGTGCTCATCATCGAGTTTTGCCTTATAGTGGATTTGGTATTAGAGATTGTATTGTGGTTATGTTTGAAACAGGATTCAAATG